TAAGCGTATGCGCAAAGAAATGCCTCATAAGTTTCAGGGTGACAAGAAAAGCGTCCAGTCTGTCACACCTGCAGGGAGCGGAAATCGTTCCTTAAAAAGCGGACGGAAAAAGCAAGTGGAGCTTAATCCCGGTCAAGTACGTTTGGCTGAAAGATTAGGAGTGCCCTTGGATAAATATGCTGCTCAAGTAGCTAAACTTGAAAATCGGAGAGACTGATATGGCTGACCGTACTTCACGCGACACACAAACGCGGGAGCGCCAAGAGCGCAAAGTTTGGAGACCCGGCTCGGCTTTAGAGGCACCGGAAGCCCCTTTGGGGTATAAACATCGTTGGATTCGTGAATCCGTGATGGAGTATGACGACAAAACTAACGTCCATAAGCGGCGGCAAGAAGGATACGACCTCGTTCGTGCAGAGGAATATCCCGAATACTCAGGTCCAGTTGTAGACGAGGGGCGCAACGCAGGCATCATTGGTGTCGGCGGTTTGGTTCTTGCTCGAATCCCCGTCGAGTTGGCAGATCAACGTAATCAACACTACCAAGGTGTTACACAAAACCAAATGGAAGCTGTTGATCGCGATTGGATGCGCGAAAATAACCCCGCGATGCCGAAAATGGCACCGCAGCGTAAAACCTCTGTGAGTTTCGGCTCACGACCTAAATCTGATGGAGAATAAGGATGGCGAACTACGACGCACCTTTTGGCCTTCGTCCATCACGTACAAGCATTAGTTCTCAACAACAGAACCGTTACCGTATCGCTTCAGGCTACGCGACTGCTATTTTCCAAGGCGACCTAGTTGCCATGGTAACTGGCGGTGGCATTGAGCGTGTCGCTGCGGGTGGTTCAGGACTTATCCTTGGCGTGTTCAACGGCTGTAACTATACAGACCCGACGACAGGCAAACCAACATGGTCAAACTACTATCCCGGTAGTGTGGCTGCAGCGGACATCATTGCAGACGTAATTGATGATCCAAATGCAACATTCGAAGTACAAGCAAACGCTGCATTCCCTGTAGCTGACCTTGCAGGTAACTTCGACATCGTTGACAACTCACCTGTAGGTGACACCACTTCTGGTGGTTCTCGTATGGAGCTTGCAGTATCAACAGGCGCAACAACAGCAACATTGCCGTTAAAAGCCATTGATATTTCTCAAGACCCTGAGAACAGCGATGTTTCATCAGCGAACACTAACGTGATCGTTAAAATCAACAACCACCTGTTCAGTGCTGGCACTGCAGGTCTGGCATAAGGAGAGGAGTGATTCATGGCTATTTCACGTTCACAACTCGTTAAAGAACTAGAGCCGGGCCTTAATGCTTTGTTCGGTATTGAGTATGACCGCTATGAAAATCAGCATGCGGAAATCTACGACACGGAATCTTCTGACCGTGCATTCGAAGAAGAGGTTATGCTGGTCGGATTCGGAAATGCTCCGACTAAAAACGAAGGATCTGGTGTCCAGTTTGACAATGCAAATGAAGCATATACTGCTCGTTATACACACGAAACAGTTGCGCTTGCATTCGCACTAACCGAAGAAGCTGTCGAAGACAACTTGTATGACCGCCTTGGCGCACGTTATACAAGAGCGTTGGCTCGTTCGATGGCGCACACAAAGCAGGTCAAAGCCGCAGCTACATTGAACAATGCGTTCAATTCAAGCTTCACAGGCGGTGACGGTAAAGAGCTTTGTGCAACCGACCACCCATTGGCTGGCGGCGGCACATTCCGCAATGAACCGTCAACTGCTGCGGACCTCAACGAAACATCACTTGAGAATGCTCTTATTGACATCTCAACATTCGTTGACGAACGCAACATGATCATTGCTCTGCGCGGCACCAAGTTGATCATTCCACCACAGCTGCAATTCGTTGCAGATCGTTTGTTGGAATCAACATTGCGTGTTGGAACAGCTGACAATGACGTAAACGCAATCCGTAACATGGGCATGCTGCCAGAGGGTTACACTGTCAACCACTTCTTGACAGACCCAGATGCGTTCTTCATCAAGACAGACGCACCTAACGGCTTCAAGCACTTTGAGCGCTCACCAATGCGCACAAACATGGAAGCGGATTTCGACACAGG